TGTAAGAAGTTGAAAGGAAGCATTTGAAGATGAAAAACTACTGGCAATTAAGCTTGAAAAACCAGTAGATAAATACCCTGCTGAGCCAAGACCAATTACTGTGGAAGTAAGTTGAGTATCAAAATAAGATGTACTAACTAAACCGACCAAGTTCGCAGCATTTATATTTCCAGTAATAGTTAAATTTCCAAGAGGATTTATAGATCCAAGTGGTATTGTTCCTGTTCCATATACAGTATAGGGCAATGTTCCTACAACATTTGCAGCAGTTAAATTCTGTAAATAAGTAGCATCACCATGAAAACTAGTATTTCCTGTTACGCCAATAGTACCCGCCTCTACAGTAACTGAACTCACTGTTCGTGCTCTAATTGAAGAGACAAAGACTTGTCCACCTGAGATTGTATTTACAAAAAGAATATCATATTGATTTGTTGAAAAGATAGTCGATAAATACCCAGCACTGCCAAGACCAATTACAGTTGATGTAAGTTGAGTATCCAAATAAGATGTGCTCACCAATCCTCCAATAATACTACCTCCACCAGGATTAAATCCTACAATGGTTGAAGCATACAGAATTCCAACACTTAAATTAGGTATTACAGTATTTGGCAATGTTAAGTAACCATTTCCAGTTCCAAATAGAATACTACTTGTTGTAAGAAGTTGGAAGGAAGCATTTGAAGATGAAAAACTACTTGCGATTAAGCTTGAAAAACCAGTTGATAAATAGCCTGCTGAGCCAAGACCTATAACTGTAGATGTAATTTGAGTATCAAAAAAGCTTGTGCTTATTAGATTAGCTAGATTCGCTGTTGACACTAAATTAACCAGGTTTGCTGTTGATATTAAATTAGTTAGATTTGCAGTTGATATTAAATCCGCAAGATTTGCTGTTGATACTAAACCAGATAAGTTCGCAGTACTAATGAAGCCTCCTATACCTGGAATACTTGATAAATAACCTGCTGAGCCAAGACCTATTACTGTCGATGTAAGCTGAGTATCTAAATAAGATGTGCTCACCAATCCTCCAATAATACTACCACCGCCAGGATTAAATCCTACAATTGTAGACGCATACAGGATTCCTACACTTAAATTAGGTATTACAGTATTCGGCAACGTTAAATAACCATTTCCAGTTCCAAATAGAATACTACTTGTTGTAAGAAGTTGAAAAGAAGCATTTGAAGATGAAAAACTACTGGCAATTAAACTTGAAAAGCCAGTTGATAAATATCCTGCTGAGCCAAGACCAATAACACTCGATGTAAGTTGAGTATCAAAGAAACTTGTGCTTATTAAATTAGCTAGATTCGCAGTTGATATTAAATTAGTTAGATTCGCACTTGATACTAAACCGAGCAAGTTCGCAGCATTTATATTTCCAGTAATGGTTAAACTTCCATTTGGATTAATCGATCCAAGTGGTATTGAGCCTGTTCCATAGACAGTATAAGGTAATGTTCCTACGACATTCGCAGCAGTTAAATTCTGTAGATAAGTAGCATCACCATAAAAAGTTGTATTTCCTGTTACGCCAATAGTACCCGCCTCTACAGTAACTGAACTGACTGTCCCTGCTCTAATAGAAGAAGCAAATACTTGTCCACTTGAGATTGTATTTACAAAAAGAATGTCATATTGATTTGTTGAAAAGATAGTCGATAAATAACCAGCAGTTCCAAGGCCAATTACTGTTGATGTAAGTTGAGTATCCAAATAGGATGTACTCACCAATCCTCCAACTATACTACCACCGCCAGGATTAAATCCTACAATAGTTGAAGCATACAGAATTCCAACACTTAAATTCGGTATTACAGTATTTGGCAATGTTAAATAACCACTTCCAGTTCCAAACAAAATACTACTTGTTGTAAGAAGTTGGAAGGAAGCATTTGAAGATGAAAAACTACTGGCAATTAAGCTTGAAAATCCAGTTGATAAATATCCAGCTGAGCCAATACCTATAACTGTTGATGTAAGTTGTGTATTAAAAAAGCTTGTGCTTATTAAATTAGCTAGATTCGCTGTTGACACTAAGTTAGCAAGATTTGCTGTTGACACTAAACCTTCAAGAAGAACAGTAGTAACAGATGATAAATACCCAGCCGAGCCAAGACCTATTACAGTAGATGTAAGCTGCGAATCTAAATAAGAGGTACTCACCAATCCTCCAGGAAGCACTGCTGTAGCAGATGATAAATATCCAGCTGAACCAAGACCTATTACAGTGGATGTAAGCTGCGAATCTAAATAAGAGGTACTCACCAATCCTCCAGGAATAACAGCTGTAGTAGCAGAGGATAAATAACCGGCTGAGCCAAGACCTATGACAGTTGATGTAAGATTATCGGTTGTTACACTTCCTGGCGCATTTTGAATAAGTGCCGCAAGTCCGTATGATGTACTGAGAAGTGTTGCTGTGCTAACATAGCCATTTGTACCAAGACCTATTACAGTCGATGTAAGTTGACTATCAAAATAAGATGTACTTACAAAACTCATAAGATTCGCAGCATTTATGTTTCCAGTAATGGTTAAATTTCCAAGTGAATTAATAGATCCAAGTGGTATTGAACCTGTTCCATATACAGTATAGGGTAGTGTACCTGTAATATTCGCCCCAGTTAAATTCTGAAGGTAGGATCCATCACCATAAAAAGTAGTATTTCCTGTTGTACCAATAACCGCCGCTTCCACAGTAACTGAGCTTACTGTTTGTGCTGTAATAGAAGATGCGCGCACTTGTCCACTTGAGATTGTATTTACAAAAAGAGTATCATATTGATTTGTTGAAAAGATAGTCGATAAATAACCAGCACTGCCTAAACCAATAACAGTCGATCCTAGTTGCGTTGCAAAATAAGATGTACTCACTAAATTTACTAGATTCGCAGTTGAAACAAAACCTCCAATTGAAGGAAGAGTTGATAAATACCCAGCTGTACCAAGACCTACAACAGTTGATGTAAGATTCGCAGTTGTTATACTTCCTGGTGGATTTTGAATAAGAGCAGCAAGTCCAGCGGATGTACTGAGAAGTTGAGAACTACTAATATAGCCAACAGTTCCAAGACCTATTACAGTTGATGTAAGTGTAGCAGGTGTAACTGCTGAGCCAGGTGCATTCTCTATTTGTTGAGAGAGTCCATAACTTGTACTCAAAAGCTGTGATGTACTAATATAACCAGCCGTACCTAACCCTGTTACTGTTGATGTAAGTTGAGTAGCCAAGTAGGATGTAGAGACTAGACTGCCCAGATTTGCGGTTGATACAAGGGCACCAAGATTTGCTGTGGATACAAAACCTCCAATTGAAGGTAGAGTTGATAGATACCCAGCGCTTCCTAAACCGACTACCGTGGAGCCGAGTTGCGTTGCCAAATAGTTTGTTGATACAAGTTTCGCAAGATTTGCCGTGCTTATTAGCCCAGAAACACTTGAAACATATCCAGCACTACCAAGTCCAATCACAGTAGATGTGATATTTGCCTGCGTGATTGTTCCTTGAATTGGCGAACCATTCAAATAAAGAACTCCTGAATTCACAGTTAAAAATCCAAATCCACCTGAGTCAATAAAATTAAGACTTGAAAGAAATGCATTTCCAGCACTAATACTTTGTGTAGAGATACCCGTAGGATTCAAGTAAACATTTGTAGCAGATGAAATAATTGTTAATCCATACGCATATACAGTATCTACACTGCTAATTGTATATGTAGCATGTGTGACTGCTATATTTTCAATTGCTGTTGATAAGCTTGATAATCCTTCTTTAATACCATTAATATCAATATTTCCAACCACAGTTGAAAGAGATGATATTCCACTCGGAAGTATACTTACAAGAGAACTAATTGCGTTTATTGAGGAAATTGATAAAGGGTCAATAAATTTTGCTTCTCCATATTCACCTGTTGTTAAGATATAGTCACTTTTTACAGGTACATTACAACCAGGCGACGCAGCAAATATACGTCGTAAGGTTATGATATCTGTGTCATATGTCTTATGTTGGCTCATCGACCCCTACTAGATAATAGAAATACTATCAAACAACCTACCGTGATAAAAAAGTTTGAAATAAATCTGTAAGATGATTTATTTGACTTGAATGCGCATGTAATGTAGAGGCTTGTTGTGAGAGCATAACATTCTGTCCCACAATTGTTGACGTCTGTTGGTCTAGTAAATTTGCTATATATTTAGTAGCACCAAAATGTGACATTTGAATTTGTTCATAATTTACAAGTTGAATTGTGCTAAATGTATCATTTGTTACTGAATCTATAAACACCGACTTTGGAAAAATAGTACTTAGTTCATCTGCTATAAATCCTAATTGATTTTTATCTCTTTTTATCTCACTAAATGAACTAATAAATCCAAAATAATGAAGCGGAAGATCACGTACTGTTGAATAACATCTGTCCAAATTAGCATCAACTATATTTGTCTTAATACGACGGTCGGATGTACCATATACACCATTTATAAAATTTCCAAAATTAGCATTAATTGTAGAGGTATTAATTGTACAAACATTTATTTGTGTTGTAAATTGTGCTTCACCCGTTATTGTGGTAGCTAAAATATTTCCTACTGGAATCGGAGCATTTGTTCCAGGTCGTACAGCAAAAATACGACGCAGAGTAATTAAATCTGTGTCATATGTTTTTCTTGAAGCCATTCTTCTTATAAGCAACGTTTTTATCTTGTCATAAATATACCAAGTGTAGTTGACAGATTAAGTATATCTAATTGAAGTGAACCAATACTCGCATTTTGACCTACAATTGTTGAGCTTTGCTGTTCCAAAAGACTTGCCATATATTGGGTGGCACCAAAATGCGCCATCTGTATTTGTTCAAAGTTTACAAATTTTAATGTACTAAATCCATCGGTATTTACAGAAACTGTATGAATTGATTTAGGGAATACCTTTTCAACCTCATCTGCTATAAATCCAATCTGTTTAACATCGTGTTTCGATTGTCTGAAGGAGCTCATATACTCAAACCGATGAAGTGATAAGTCACGAACAGTTGAATAACATAAAAGAGTATCCGCAGATGTAATATTTGTTTTAATACGACGGTCTGACGTAAGTGCTACACCATTTGAGAAAAATCCATTATTTGCAGTAACACTTGAAGTGACTGTCAGATTTCCAGTTATAACATATGTATATGCGCTTGTAGACCATAGCGTTGGACTAAATAGAGGTTCACTCCATGCTATACCACGCCCAATAGTAGTAAATCCACCAGCTGCAACCGTTGTCCAAATTTTTCCGTCATAACTATATTGAATAGTATTTGTCGTATCTTGACCAACAGCAATCCAGTAAGAGCCATTCCATGTAACACTATTTCCAAAATCAATAAATCCACCACTTGAAGCTGCTACCCAGGTTTTTCCGTCATAACTATATTGAATAGAATTTAGACTACTATTATCTTCACCAACCGCAACCCAATACGAGCCATTCCATGCTATACCATGTCCACCACTAGCAAATCCACCACTTGAAGCTGCTACCCAAGTTAGTCCATCATAACTATATTGAATCGAATTTAGAGTATCATTATCTTGACCAACTGCAACCCAATAAGATCCGTTCCATGCTATGCCGAATCCAACAGTATCAAATCCACCGGTTGTAATTCCCGTCCAAGTCTTTCCATTATAACTAATTTGAATAGTATTATGAAGAGTACCCGTTCCAACTGCAATCCAATAGAATCCATTCCACGCTACAGCATATCCAGTATTAGAAAATCCACCACTTGAAGCTGCTACCCAGGTTTTTCCGTCATAACTATATCGAATAGAAGTAGCACTCGTACCGCCAGTTCCAACTGCTATCCAATACGAGCCATTCCATCCTATACCAAGAGCAACACTAGTAAATCCACCATTTGTAGCTGGTTCCCATTTCTGCCCATCATAACTATATTGAATAGTATTTAGAGTAGCCGCATCTTGTCCAACTGCAACCCAATAAGAGCCATTCCATGCTACAGCATTTCCTTGAACACTAAATATACCATTTGTATTTAACCAATGTAATCCATCATAACTATATTTAATACTACTATCACCAATCACTACCCAATAAGCTCTATTTGTAACAGCAATTTGAGAAAGTTGGGTATTGAGATATGAAGTACTTACATATCCAACTGTACCAAGACCTATTATACTCGATGTAAGTGCAGTAGTGATTCCACCACCTCCTGATTGAATTTCAATTGAAAGTCCAGCCGATGTACTTAGAAGTGTAGCAGTACTTACATATCCAGTTGTACCAAGCCCTATTATAGTGGAGGTAAGGTTTGTGTTAAAGAAAGAAGTACTTAGTAAATCAGCTAAATTCGCACTTGACACGAGTCCAGCCAGATTCGCACTTGACACTAAATCAGTTAGATTCGCAGTTGACACTAAATCAGCTAGATTCGCAGTTGACACTAAATCAGCTAGATTCGCAGTTGACACTAAATCAGCTAGATTCGCAGTTGACACTAAATCAGCTAAATTAGCAGTTGACACTAAATCAGCCAGATTCGCAGTTGACACTAAATCAGCCAGATTCGCAGTTGACACTAAATCAGCCAGATTCGCAGTTGACACTAAATCAGCTAAATTCGCAGTTGACACTAAATCAGCTAAATTCGCAGTTGATACGAGTCCAGCTAAATTCGCAGTGGAGATTAACTTAGATAGATTTGCTGTTGATACGAATCCAGAAAGATTTGCTGTAGAGATTAATTTAGATAGATTTGCTGTTGATACGAGTTCAGCCAGATTTGCTGTAGAGATTAACTTTGATAGATTTGCTGTTGATACGAGTCCAGCAAGATTAGCAGTGGAGACTAGATTTGCTGCGGTTGTTGTTCCACCATTTCCAATTTGTAAAGAAAGTCCAGCCGATGTACTTAGAAGTGTAGCAGTGCTTATATATCCAGCCGTTCCAAGACCAGCAACTGTGCTTAATAAGAAACCAGTATCAACATTTACAAATATATCACCAGTTGTACCTGACGGACCTAATACAATATTACTACCTGCATTTACGGATGTAACAGGGTAACCAGTACCCGTTGTTATTCCTTGACCATTCAAATATAAATTACCATTGTATGCATATAGATTTTTTGGTAATCTATTATACGTATCAAGAAGTATAATACTAGATGTTGTCACATTTGTCGTACTTACATTAATAGATGTTACATTTGATGTAATTAGTGTACTCGCATTCAGACCAATAAACACTGCATTTGCGTTATAATCGGATGTAAGACTAATTTGACCTGTACCCACAAGTGTTAAAATACTTGAATAATTATTTGCACTTAGAACACTATATCCTGAAAGAGATGAAACTTGTCCTGTAGCCGTTGAAAGGTTCGGAAACACTTTTAAACTTTGAAAGGAGTTCAGAGTTGTACTTATTGGTTGACCATTCGCCGTAAAGGTTAGCGTATTTGTTGCTGGATTTGCTTGAAGACTAATGCCTCCTGCACCAACAAAATTTAGAGTAGGTCTAGTAACATTACTTGAAAATCCATAGAGACTATTTCCACCTGCTACATTTAATTGATTAAATCCCTTTGAATAAATATAGAGTTGATTTGTACCTTCACCTTCTACAAATCCAATTCCACCACCTTCACTGAGTGTCAATGTATTATAGCGAAGATTCGCCGTAAATGTCGCAGCATCTGTAACAATCTGGTTAAAGCTCGGATTGTAGCCTAGTGTACTCGGAATAGCCCAATAGGTTCCACCTTTTCCATCTGCAGTGAGTACAGTCATTGCAGGAACAAATTGATTATTTGTAGATAAAGCATAGACCCTGCGAAGAGTTATTTCATCTGTGTCATATGTTCGCTTATGCATTCCCTACTCTAAGGCATATTTTGAACTGATATAAATACGGAGTTCGTTGAACCAAAGAAAACAGTCGCATTTGAATTTACGAAACCCTGCGTAGTCCCAAGTGTAACAGCATTCGGAAGATAGTGTCCTAGGACTAAAGGCGCATTTCGATAAAAACTCTGAATAACTAAACCAGGAATACTCATTTTAATACTTGGAGAAAAATAGTTACTTATGTTTCCATATAATCCACCAGCAGTACCACTATTATAATTTGAAGGAAAAAACATACTTTGAAACATTTGACTACTTAGATAGTTACTATTACCTGATACGCCACTTTGAACAAAACTCGACATATAAATTGGTACTGGGCTCACTGGAAGAGCAAGTGGACTAAATGCAAAGTTACCTAATACTTCAATTGTTACAGTTGCATTTGATGTAATTAATGTTGAAAATGAATCAAGCTGTAGATTTGCCGTGGTAAAAGAAATTGGCTGTGTACCCGCAGTCCATTGTGGAGTGATGTTTCCATTTGACCCTTTATATGTAACAGTTGACTGTACAAAGGAACTTAAGTATACAATATCTTGTAAACTACTCACAGTTAATGTATTTCCTGATCCAATTAAATATACACTATTCGCATTTACAACAAAAAATCCCTGTCTAAGCGCAACTACAGTACTCTGTAATTGTGTTGAAGAGATATATCCCGCAGTTCCAAGACCATTAAGACTACTTGTAATCTGTGAATCAAAGAAGGGTGTACTTACAAGCCCATTCAAATTCGCAGTACTTACAATATTGGCAACATTCGGTGTGCTTATAAGACCAATCATATTCGTAATAGATGCTGTGACTCTGACTATACCAGTTCCAATTTCTGGAGTTATACTTATGCCAGCACCTGGAACTAACTGAGATACACCTACTGCTGCTCCAGAACCTGTTACATAGGCTCCATTAAAGAGTAGCTTTCCACTACTCGCATACAATAGACTAGGAAGACCCGCACTAGCACTTGGTGGTATATTTATATCTATAAATGTAATTGAAGATGCTTTTACAGTTCCTGTACTAAATGTAGTTGTATTAAAACTTGAAAGGAAACCGAATGTTCCAAGACCCTTTAGACTACTTGTAATCTGTGTATCAAAAAAATTAGTACTAACAAGTCCAGTTAGATTTGCAGTACTTATGAGCCCCGTCAGATTTGCTGTACTTATAAGCCCTGTCAGATTTGCTGTACTTATGAGCCTTGTCAGATTTGCAGTACTTATGAGCCCAGTCAGATTTGCTGTACTCACCATATTTTTCAGATTTGCTGTACTCACCATATTTTTCAGATTCGCAGTAGTTACAAGCCCAGTCAGATTTGCAGTACTTATGAGCCCAGTCAGATTTGCAGTACTTATAAGCCCAGTTAGATTCGCAGTACTTATAACAGAATCCCATACAATAGTTGATAAATATCCAACGGTACCTAATCCAATGACTGTTGAGGTGAGATCTCCCTTACTTACATCTCCAGTAATGGACGCACCATTTACTTGAAAGATTCCATTTGTTATAGCAGCAAGTTGTGTGACACCAGTAACTGTATCTATAAAGTTAATACTTGAAAGTCCAATCGTGCCTGTACTCAAAACTTGACTTTGTAAACTACTGAGATAACCAGGTGTTGAACCCAGATTTATAATCGCATCACCAATACTTGTACTGAGCGTAGATATGTTTCCATTCACATAGACAAATGTTCCAATTGAAAGTGTTGAAAAGAAATTTACAGTTCCAGTTACAGTAAAACTTGATATTGCACTTCCCTGTGAATTTACAAAACCATCTATATATCCAAGTAAACTTATACTTGTACTAAATAAATTACCAGATGAAATATATGACACTGGATTATAGATAAAGTTTGAAAAACTAGTAAACTGTGCTGAACTCACATATCCCGCTGTACCAAGTCCAATAACTGTACTGTAGAGACTTGTCGTACTAACGTATCCTGTTGTACCAAGTCCTGCTACAGTTTTAGTCAGAGTTGCTGAGCTTACATATCCAGCCGTACCAAGACCAGCAACTGTACTATAGAGACTTGTTGTACTCACATAACCAGCTGAACCAAGTCCAGTAATACTACTTGCAAGTTGAAGAATACTAATACCAGAACCTATAGCACCTGCCCCATCCACCAATAAATTACCATTTTGGATTGTTAGATTATGAACTGGTATAGCATTTGCAGTATTTACATCAAGTATTTTTATATTTGATATGCTTACAGTACTCGTGTACCATGCTAGGCTCTCCCATTGAATACCACCAATTCCATCAGACGTCATAAGCAAATTTGTACTGATGGGAATGTTTGTGTTAGAATCAAGTGCGAAGAGTGACCGGAAAATTGTTAAATCCATATCATAACCTCTTTTTCCATATAAGCGAGGATCCATCGCGCTACTACCTTCTACTAAGAATCACTCCATCATTCAGAAGCGGCGCAAGATGACTGGAAACGGTGGTCTATTACAACTCGTTGCTGTTGGAAAACAAGACGTTTTCTTGACGGGAAATCCTCAGATTACATGGTTTAAATTTGTGTATCGTCGCCATACAAACTTTGCCGTTGAAGCCGTTGAAATGTATTCAGACAATGAACCTGACTTTGGAAAAAAGATCAGTTGGCTCGTTCCTCGGAGTGGAGATTTACTTGGACCCTGTATTCTAGAGATTACTCTTCCTGAACTGTTTCTCTCAACTACGGGTGAATCTGTAGCCTATGTAAACTCAATTGGTCACGCCCTTATTAAAGAAATTAGCTTAACAATCGGCGAACAGGAGATTGATCGCCAGACAGGTGAATGGATGGAAATCTGGTCAAGTCTAACAACATCTGAGTCTCAGAAATTTGGTTTTTACGATATGATGGGTAAAGTCGATGGATATTCACAGCCTACACTGGTTGGACCTCTTAAACTCTATGTCCCTCTTCAGTTCTGGTTCTGTAAGAATCCCGGTCTCTACTTACCTTTACTTGCTCTTCAATATCACCCCGTCCGGATCAATATAACTTTTAGACCCTTACAAGAGTGTTTCTGGACTCCTAATGTTATAGTTGACTGTACGGATGTTACTGTAAAACCAGCACACATTACAAGTTTAACTTTATATGGTGATTTTGTCTATCTTGACGTGGATGAACGTCGTCGCTTTGTCAGTACAGCGCATGAATATCTAATTGAGCAAATTCAGTATACATCCCAAATTGCGATTCCTCCTAGTTCACAATCAATCCCTGTTCCGATTGAATTCAATCATCCAATTCGTGAATTTATCTGGGTTCTTCAGCGACAGGCTGTAATTAATAATAAGGAGTGGTTCAACTTTAGCAGTCTCAGTGTAAATGAAACAGGTGTGCGCACAGATATTCTCTCCACGGCGGTTCTCCAACTTGATGGATTTGATAGGTTTCAGGTTCGTGATGCACCGTATTTTCGTCTTGTTCAACCATGGCAACGTCACACGACCATTCCATCTGACGATTACATTTACTGTTATAGTCTAGCACTCCGTCCCGAGGAACTACAGCCGAGTGGTTCAATGAATGCGAGTCGGATTGATAGTATTGTACTTCAAATTACTACAGCGCAGGGTACAACCCCTGCAATCGGAAACTCTACAATTCGGGTCTATGCTACAAATCACAATGTACTTCGTGTTGTCGATGGTTTTGGTGGAGTCCTCTTTACAATCTAAACAACTGATAAAATTGAAACTCTCATTGAATATCATACAATGATAGAAAATGATAGAACATGATTTTATAACACAAGAACGTATACGTGAAACTGGACAACATTTACTTAAACGATATGGCTTTAATGACCGATGGTCTATTCCAGAATACGATGAACTCTTTGAAATAGGACTTGACTTTCATGAGCTAGATACAGTGTATGATGAGTTTGAAGATATATGGCTCCTGTTTTGGCATAATGGATTTGCCTTGTGGGGATTTGAACTTCATGCTCAATCAAATGAAATGATTGTCTTAACAAATTTCAAGTATACAGGATTCCGAATGACATCGGGTCGCGTATCAATTCTTCAACCTGATCCTCAATTGACATCACACCGTTTCTTTGACGCAGCCTGTTTTCCAATAAACTTTGTATCCAATCTCCGAGCCAAAGGATTTGAAGTGCCTACGGATTGTTTCCCTAGCACAAAGACGGATACTGATTAGTAGGGATGTCTTTCCTAGGTTCATTTGACCATACATCCGCAAAGGCATGGGGTGGGTCACAAATCTCACCTATATTTTTTACTTTTGTTACAATACTTGGTGGTTTTTTTGCGGTGGACCATCTTCTTCTACGGTCTCCACGAACAGCTGTTCTTAAAGTTCTTGTAAATATTCTGGGTCTTGGATTCTGGTGGATCTATGATATTGTCCAGACATTTGGCGATTGGGAATCCGTTGAAAAATATGGACTCTCACTTCCCTTTTTTGGTCGCACAGGTCTTGGTGCTGGTATTTTTCATGGTGAAGGTGGAGCAGCCCCTGATGAAACTCCTGGACCCTTTTTCTTTTTATTATATTGTGCGTTTCTTGGTCTTCCCTTTGGTATTAGTCAGTTCGCATCTGGGGATTTTATTGGAGGTCTTATGATGCTCATCTTCACACTTACTGGAATACTGGCATTTTTTTCAATTCTCTGGTCAGCCTATTGTGGACTTTATTTACTCTATGACACAAAATCCCTCTTTGTAGAGGGTACACCACGTTTCTTTCCTGCGACACTTTATTGGCAACCAATGGGCGCAGCGCAAAATGTCATGACACCGAGTGCATATGAGAAGATAAAAGATAGGGAAACTCTATTTGGTATGTTTTCAGCACCCCTTGCGCCTTTTTTAGGACCTATTCAAGCAGCACTTGGTCTTGTAGTAAATACAAAATGCGCAGTTGAAAAGGTTGTTGACTCTGTCCAAAAGATAGTTCCACCTGCTGTTGCTGCAGCAAAGGATACAGCTGCTCTTGTAGAAAAGGCACCTCAAATTGTCGCTGCCGCTGATTCTGTTTCAGCCTTTACAAATCCAGATGTACTTCGTGCTGCTGCAGCGCAAAAGGGAGGCGCACTTGAGATCGCCGCCGATGTAAGTTCATATGTATTCTTTGGGACGGCACTTATTGTCTTTATTGGAGCACTGGGGCTTACATGGGCGCGATTTAGTAAATCAAATAAATCCTCAACGCAAGAAAATAACGACGATGTCCCACCCGATGTACACAATGACACCCCTCCCGGATC